AAAAGCGGAGAAAGTAATGTTGTTGAGGTGTTTGTCGAGGCTACTATTTTAGCATCAACAGATGGAAAAGGAACACCATCAACATCAATATTAAATGATGTAAGGGATGTAATAGAATTTAATCCAGATACTGACTTGCCTATTAATGATAGAGGTCGAAGACCTTTAGGAGTTTTTGATGTTGATGTTAAATCAATTGTGATAACTGATGTTGATGTAACTATAAATGGTAGTGAATTTACATCCGCACAAGAAACATTAGTAACTAACTCAATAAATGATTATATTAACTCAGTTCGTCCAAAGGTTGATAGTATAAAGGCGAATGTTAATGATGAAATTAGATTAAATCAGATAATAGTAGCTATTGAAAATGCAGTAAACGGAGTTAATTATGGAAGTGTTGAGTTAAATATCGGAGGTAATCCAATACCAGTTAGTTACACATTAGAAAGGGGCGAGATAGGATTTATAAATAGTGTTAATTATATTGCGTAATGGATATTAAAAAAGCATTAGGAAAGTTAGCAAAACAACTTTACCCGAAAGGTAGGGCTTTTAATTACAATGAAAAAAGTTTATTAAATTCTTTTCATTTAGGTATAAACGAACCAATGAAACAAGCTTATAACGGGGCAAAATCAATACTAGATAGTTTACTTCCTGATAATGATAATTTTACATCGGAAGATGCGACACAATGGGAGCGAAGATTAGCATTAAATACTAATCAATTAACACCTTTAGAAGATAGGAAAAAAGCTATTTTAAGGAAGTTAAATCACCCTGGACAAGTATCTGCAAGGCAACACAGATTGTTTATTGAGAGTCAATTAAGATTAGCGGGTTTTGACGTTAGAGTTTATGAGAATAGATTTGATGAGGGGGGTAATATAGTTACTTTAAGTTTTGAAGATGTAACGGGTTACCAACATGGGGAATTTGAGCATGGAGAATTTGAACATGGAGATTTTTCTGGAGTTTTATTAGCAAATTATATTGATTATATTCGTGATGTTGATTTTAATATTGGCGACAATTATCGAAGCACTTTTTTTATTGCTGGTGATGACTTTGGAACGGTTAACAGTTTAGGTGTTACATCGTTAAATTATGGGGTATCTACAAATGATAGATTTGCAACTATTCCAGAAACAAGACGAAAAGAATTTAGGGAATTGCTTTTAAAATTAAAACCCGCTCAAACAGTAGGTATATTATTAATAAATTATAATTAAAAAATGGAACAATTAAAAGACAAATCAAATGTTGATTATCCAAAGGATTCGTTTCCTTATGGGAGTATTAGAGATAAGGTTTTAGGAGTGCAAGATGGTACTCCAGTTAATACAAATGTTTATTCTGATACACATCAATTTTTCAATAAATTGTTAGATGTTGCCAATATTAAACCAAACGGATCACTAGATAGTGGGGAAAATGGATTCCAATTAATACAGGCTTTGGCTTCGTTTATGGTTAAGGTTTTAAAACCTAGTGTTTTTGAATCTTTTGATAGTTCAAGACCAGAGGCGGATTTTGATATAGATTGGAAAAGTGCTTGTTATGGTGGGGGTTATTTTTATAGATGTGGTCTAAATACATCAAATTCATTTGCTTATATAAGCAGGTCAATAGACGGGATTAATCATGAGATAGTTTTTGAAGAAGATTTAGGAGGGTTAGGAATTGAAGATATTTGTTATGGTGTTAACGGTACATTGATGGCTACAAGTTCAATAATTGGGAACGCTTTATTTTCAGATGATTACGGAGTTAGTTGGACATCAAAATCAACAGGCACACCTACATTAATGGATAATGGCGTTAAGGTTGTTCATCAAGAATTGGGAAAATGGCTTTTTATTGGTTCAGATAGTCCAAACAATAGATCATCTGTTTGTTACACAGAGGATAATTTAGATACTAATACCGTATTTAATGTAGATGCTTTTCCAGGTAATTTCATTGCCGTGAGTGTTGCTGAATTAGATGGTGTTTTTGTTGTCGTTGGTAATGATGGTGTTGTACCTTTTATTTACAATTCAACCGATTTAATTACATGGAATTTAACTTTGTCTGGAGGTACTGGAAATTATGTACAAGTAATATCATATGTTGGGAATGATAGCTATTTTGATTATTCCGCTTCATTAACATACGAGGCAAAAAAAGGATTTTTTGTATTGTTTAATGATGGTGGTGATGGTGTTGTTTTGAGGTTATCTTTTGATGCTGCTTTTAGTTTCGCGTCTCCTTTAGAAACGGAAACATACAAATCACTGGCTTATGGAAACGGTAAGTTAGTTGTAATTGGCGAGGGTGCGACAAGTGGAAGAAATATAGCTCAAAGTTTTAATTTAACTCCATCTTTTGAGTATGTAAATAGTGTATTATCTGGAGTTACAAATATTATGAAAGTTGTATATTGTGATGGTAAATTTATACTTACTTCTCAAAGTGCAAGAACTCCTATATTTCAATAGTGACTTTTATAAATATAAATAATAATGATGTTGTTTCTTTAACCAATAAACTGGAGAAGATGCATAAATCATATTTGCCCAGAGTTGTAAAGAAAACTTTAGACACAGCAGCGTTAAAAGATACTAAGCAAAACACGATGTTAAAATCGGCTGGTAAAAACTTCAAAGATGAGCGAACTAATTTAAGTTTTTTTCGTAGTTCATCGAAAGTTAAATTTGCTAAGGGTTGGAATGTTGGTAATATGTATAGTGAGATTGGTTTTGTTGGTAATGGATCTAAATCAGATGCGGTTGAAGACTTAGAAAAACAAGAAAAAGGGGGCGTTATTGGTGGTCGTGCTTTTATTCCATTAGATACTGCAAGAACTGGGAAAAGCTATAAAAGAAAAGTACAAAAAAAGTATAGAATATCAGATATAAAAAGTAAAATAATAGATTCAAAGGATAATAAAAAAGGTAAAAATCCAAAAGAAAAATATATTATATCTGCTATTCACGCGGGTAAAGGTGGCTTTGTAATTAGTACAGATACAAATAGTAAAGGTAATAGGACTTTATATGAAATATCTAAAATTGGAAAATCACAAAAAGATGGAAAAACATTTATAAAATCAAAACCTATATTTAGTGTTAGTGCTGGTAGGTCTGTTAAAGTAAATAAAACTAGATTTATGACTGAGGCGGGTAAAAATACAGTTAAGTTAATGCCAAAAAATTATATTACATTTGCTAAAGAGCAGATAAAAATTATTAGATAATGAGTTGGATAGATAAAGTTAGTTCAGATTTTATAATCGTAACGGGTGACGGCAAAAGCTATCGCCCTTTGTGGCTTAATGCTGTTAAAACTTTTGATTTTAATGTAACTGAGTTTGAATTTATTAACCAACAAGGCGGATTAATTGATAGGCAAGAACCTAGAGCGAGAAGATTTAATTTAAGTATATTTTTTGAGGGCGAGAATAATTTAGAGGAATCTGAGGCTTTTGAACAATCTAGTTTTGATAAAAGAGCATGGACAATTACACACCCGTATTACGGTCAAATAATTGTACAACCTTTAGGAATTAGTTTTGATAATACAAAGCACAATGTAAGCCAAATAACTACAACGGTAGTTGAAACAATTACGGAGGAATTTCCTCAAAGTGTTGAAAGTAATGTTGATAAAATAATTAGTGATGTTGCAGAAACTAACGAATTATTATCAACTCCATTAGCAAATGAGCAGTTAAGTTCGTCAGATATACAAGATATAAGAACGCAAAATACATCATTATATAATAGGGGTAAAAATGTAGCAACTGGGTTAGATTCAGAAACATATTTTAATGCATTTAATACGGCAAATAATGCTTTATTTGTAATACAAGATAATCCAATACAATCTATTATAGACTTACAATATTTGGCTTTAGCTCCTGCAAGATTTGTACAATCAACTGCGATAAGGTTTAAATTATTATCAAGGCAATTTAACGAATTGAGAGGTTTAATTCCTCAAACAAGTGATAAATCTAAAAAAATAATTTACCAGTCTAATTTAGGCACAAACTTAACGGCACAAACTTTAAGTTTAGCAACTCCAATAGAGGGCGAATATAAAACGGCAATACAAGTGCTTGATTTGGCGGAGGAGTTACAAGTTAATTACAATAATTATATTACTGATTTAGATAGTTTAATGTCCGATAATGGAGGCGAATTAGATTCGTATATCCCTAATCAAGAACCTTTATACGCTTTAAATGATTTGGTTAACTTTACTATTGTAAATTTAATTAACATTGCTTTAGATTCAAGAAGAGAGCGAAGTTTGATTTTAGGATATGACACAAATATAATTGAGTTGACTCATAGATTATATGGTTTAGATCCGAGCGACGATAATATTAACGAATTAATGGAACAAAACAATTTAAGTTTTGATGAAATTTTGCAAATAAAACATGGTCGTAAAATAATTTATTTTGTTTAATGGAATTGTTTTTAAGAAATAAAAAGTTAGATTATTTTGATAATGTAGAAATTACAATGTCATTTGATGCTATTGCTTCAACTTTTGGATTTGGATTTTACTTTAATGTAGAAAATAATATTCAAAAAGATTTGGCGGTTATGGGTTTATATCCAGATTGTAGAGTTGAGGAAAATGGCGAGGTTTTGATTTACGGTACAATTGTATCAAATTCATTTAATTCAAATCCTAGTAAATCAGTATTACCAATTACGGGATATTCCAAAACTGGTATTTTGCAAGATTGCACCGCCCCGCTAGAAACATATCCTTTACAATCTGATAATTTAAGTTTAAAAGAAATAGCACAAAAATTTACAAAACCTTACGGAATTGGGATAGTAATTGATAGTGAAGTGGCTAGTAGAATGAATGAAAAGTTTGATGTTTCAAAACTTAAACCAACTGAGGTAATAGGAAGTTATTTAAGTTCTTTAGCAAGTCAAAAAAACATTGTTTTAACACATGATAATAAAGGTAATATTGTTTTTACAACTGCAAAAACCAACGGGAAACCAATAGCGCATTTTGAAACTGCCTTAGGAATGTCGCTTGATATTGATGGACAATCAATGCACCGTAATATAACGGTAATGAAACAAGCTGATGTCGATGGCGGAAATGCTGGACAAGAATCTATAATTAATCCATTTGTTAAAACCAATAGAAGTAAAATAGTTGTTCAGTCTTCTGGAAATGATAATGACACTAAACTAGCTGTTAGGTCTGCATTAGGGCAAGAATTAAAAGCAATTAAATTAGTCATTAATTTAAATACTTGGTTAGACGATAATGGGAAAATTTGGAAGCCAAATAACACAATAACTGTAATTAACAAAGAATTGTTTATATTTGAAAAAACTAAATTTTTTATTGAGAGCGTAAAATTGACACAAAATAAATCGGGTAAAGGTGCTGTTTTAAATTGTTACTTACCTGCTGTTTATGATGATAGTACGCCAATTAATTTTTTTGAAAAGTATCAATGATAAACGTAGTAAAAATATTATCCAGTAGTATAAATCAAGGTAAAAGAGTCTTGAAGTTTTTGCGTTATGGTAGGCAAGATGTACAAACATCTGTTGAGGTTATGCCTTTTGGGGTTGATTCAAATCCCGTTAAAGATATGGTTGCCATTTATAGCGAAACGGCACAGAACGGAAAAACGGTAATTATTGGATATATCAATAAAAATCAAGTCGCTGAGATTGGAGGGTTTAGGACTTATTCAACTGATTCATATGGTAATGTAACTGGATATACTTATTTACGTTCAAATGGGGATTTGGAACTATTGGGAAATACTAATTTTGCAGTTAAATATAATGAGTTAGCTAATGTTTTTGACGAATTACAAAGTGATATTAATACATTAAAAAATTTATTTGCTACATGGGTTCCAGTTCCAACAGACGGAGGTACGGCACTTAAAACAATAACGGCAACATGGTCGGCAACTCCTATCATTGAAGATATTACAACAGTTAAAAACGATAAAATTAAAACAAATGGGTAGTTCTCAAGTAGTATTTGATAGTGCAGCAATGTATGTAACTGCGGTTGATACAAACAAAGATAGATTAACTAGGGTTAGGGCAATTATAACAGCTTTATATGAGGTTGCCATTAAGGCAGCAGAAACGGGTAATATACAAGAATATCAATTGGATAGTGGACAAACTAAAATTAAAACTTTATATACGGGTGCTGAGCAAGTTTATAAATCAATAAAGGCTTTTGAAACTTTAGAAACTCAATTATTGAACAAATTAAACGGGCGTAATTTTAGATTAATGGATAGTAAGAATTTTATAAGATAAGAAATGAAAATATTAGGTTTAGATATTTCGCTTTCAAAGAAAAGCAAGGATATAGTTGAAGTTAATCAAGTTGAAGAACCTCAATCAAGAGGTAATTATAATACTGGTTACAGTCGTGTTATTCATTATCAAAGATATGACGGGGAAAAGAATTTAGGAGAAATTGGACCAGTAACAGATTACGCTTTAGATTATGAAAGTTTACGTTTACGTTCGTGGAAAGCATATTTAGACAGTGAAATTGCTCAATCGGTTGTTAAGAAGTATGTTAAATGGGTAATTGGATCGGGTTTAAAATTACAATGCGAACCAGTTTTAAGAGTATTAAGACAAGAGGGATACGATATTAATAAAGAGGAATTTAGTAATGAGGTTGAGGCTAGATTTAAGGTTTATTCAAAATCTAAAATGTCATGCTTTAATAATGAAATGACTTTACATAAAATCATGAACACTGCTTATTTAAATGCGGTAGTTGGTGGTGATGCTCTTGTTGTTTTAAGAGTTATAAAAGGAGATTTAAAGATACAGTTATATGATGGGGGTTGCTTAGCTTCTAACATGAATATAAATGATAAAATTGTTAACGGGGTTGAATATGATGATAATGGTAGTGTAGTAGCTTACCATTTAGTTAAAAAAGGAAATATTTTAAAAACAGAAAGGATAAAAGCATATAACGGAGGTTTTAGAGTTGCGTTTCTTTTCAAGGGTTTAACATATAGAATGCATAATAACAGAGGTATTCCTTTAATATCTACGGTATTAGAGGTTATATCAAAATTAGATAGATACAAAGAGGCTACTGTTGGAAGTGCTGAGGAATTAAATAAATTAGTTTATCAAATTGTTCATCAATCGTATTCGAGTGGAGAAAATCCAGCGTCAGCATTATTAACAAAGGCTTTTGATGTTGGGGATAATGCAGGACAAAATATACCAGTAGATGAACAAGGTAGAGAATTAGCAAATAATATAGCAGTTTCAACAAATAAGCAAGCGTTTAATAATCCAGTAGGTGCGGAAATAAAACCCGTAACAGGTGGAACAAAAGAACTTTACTTTAGGGACTTCATGACTATTAATATTGAATTGGTTTGTGCTGCATTAGCTATACCCCCAGAGGTTGCAATGTCAAAATATGATAGTAATTTTTCAGCATCCAGAGCAGCATTAAAAGACTGGGAACACACTATAAATGTTGAGCGTTCATTTTTCCAAGAGGAATTTATGCAACACATATATGATTTTTGGTTGTATATCGAAGTTTTAAAAGGTAAAATTAGAGTTAACGGATTATTAAAAGCTGTTCAAAGTGGAAATCAATACGCTATGAATGCTTTTACACAAAGTAGATTTGTTGGTGCAAATGTTCCGCACATTGATCCGTTGAAAGAAGTTAAGGCGGAAAGGGAAAAATTAGGAAGTAGCGGTAAGCACATACCACTTACAACGGTTGAACAAGCAACGGAAACTTTAAACGGTGGCGATAGTGTATCGAATATTGAACAATACTCCGATGAATTGAGAATGACAAACGAGTTAGATATTCCAACAACTCAAGAAGAGAAAGCGGAAAACTCAAACGATAATAGCGACGATGAAGAGGGAGAAGAAGAAGAAAATTAATCTATGTAGGTTCTTTTCTCTCTATCGGTTGCTTCATTAACTATGTTATATGATTCTATCTTAACTAACTGTGATAGGTTTAAACCTTTGCTTTTAGCTATATTATTCCATATAACTTTACTTTTTGGATTAACTCCAGTAACCTCTAATCTAGAGGTTTTTTTGTGTTCAACCTTATCTAGTTCGGTTGATTCTTTTGCAATCTGAGATAATCTTTTTCTTATTAGCTGAGATACTGATAACCCTTTATTTTTGGCTATATTTTCAAGTGTTTTTTTGATTCTTGGATTAACATTTCCAACACTTATCCTTTCAAATTGGTAACGGTGTTTTTTTAAATTCTCGCTCATATCTTTTTTTTGTAAATATAAACAAACTGTAAATACTACGGTAACAATTAACCTACTTTTTTTATTGATTTATTTTTGGTTAAAATGGCAAAAGAACTATATCTATACAATCCGATTTATTCATTCGTAGCTGAGGAGGTTATGAGTGCAATTAATGATAATATGGATAGTGAAGTGGTTTTAAGACTTAACACTCCAGGGGGTTCGGTTTTTGGTGGTTGGGGTTTGATTGCTAAAATGAAAGAGCATGGAAATGTAACTATTAAAGTTGATGGATATGCTGCTAGCATGGGGGCGTTTATGCTTCCTTTTGCAAATAAAGTTGAGTGTAGTGATGTGTCTAGAATTATGTTACATAGAGCAGATGCATATACGGAAACAGAGGAGGAAAAACAGTTTTTAGCGTCTATCAATAAAGATTTAAGAGCGAAATTAGAGCAAAAAATTGATTCTGAATTATTTGCACAAGTTACTGGAGTTTCTTTAGATGATATGTTTGCAAGTGACAAAAGAATAGATGTTTGGTTAGATGCAAAACAAGCAAAAAAATTAGGCTTAGTTGATAAAATAAATAAGTTAAATGTTGATGAGGCAAAGGCTTTTTCAAGTGCAATGTTTGATATTGCAGCAACAATTAATCAACCGATAAAGGAAGTAAAAACAAATCAAAATCCAATAAAAATGAATATTGAAAAATTAAAAGCTGAGCATTCAGATGTTTACGCTGCTGTTTTTGCATTAGGACAAAAAGCAGAAAAGGATAGAGTTCAAGCATGGGCAACTTATATTGATGTTGATGCAAAAACTGTACAAGAAGGAATTGAAGGAAATGAAGCTCCTAGCCTTAAAATTCAAGCTGAACTAAACAGAAAAGCATTCTCATTGGAGGCTTTAGGTAAATTAGAGGAGGGAAATCCTGCTGTTGTTGAAGCTGAAAAGCCAAAAGAAGAAGAGGTTAAAGCATTAACTGAGGTTGAAGCTTTAGAAAAAGAAATGGACGAAATTTTAAAAAATAAATAATTATGAGCGAAGCTACTCAAGTATTTAATAATGGCAATATGACCATTACAAACTACGATATTACTAAATTATTTTTACGTGATACTAGATTTGTTACTGCTGAATTTACAAATGGTACTGGTGCTGAATTGGTTTTACCTGCTGGAACTTTATTAGCAAGAACTGGAGCAGACAATAAAGCAGTTATAATTGACAAAACAGCAACAACTACTGGAGCTCAGATTCCTTTAGGTGTAAATGCTTCAAGTGTTACAATTGCAATTGCAGCTACAGTTACATTAACAGTTTGTGTAAAAGGAGAGATTGAAAAATCGTTAGTTGTTTTACCTGCTGGTACTGATTATGATGATAATATTCAAGGTAGAACCTTAGAAGATAGAATCATGGGAGATACTTTAGGTATTTTACTAATTACAAGTGAGAATTTAACAGAGTTCGACAATCAATAATTAATTAAAAAAGATAAATAAAATGGGAATTTCAATTACAGATTCAAGGAATCTAATCACTAAGAAATTAGTACAAGTATATAGAGAGGCTACTGTTGTTAAGTCTTTCGGTCGTTCTTTCTTTAAAGACGATGTGAGTTTAACTAAAAATGTTTCTATTGAAGTAGAAAGAGCAAATGAATTAGTTGCGGTTGATGTTCTTCGTGGTACAGACGGTAATCATAATAACAGTGCTAAATCTACTGAAAAGATTTTTACGCCTCCAATGTACTCCGAGTATATGACAGCGAACAATTTAGATTTGTACGATGTTGCAATCGCTTCAAATGGTTCTGCTCCTGCATTAGCTCAATTGTCTGTTAAGATAGCAAATGATTTAGTTAGATTAAGAGATAAGATTGAAAGAGCTTATGAGCGTCAAACTTGGCAAGTATTTAATAATGGTGTAGTTTCTTTATTACACGCTAATTCGATTGATTTTAAGCGTAAAGCTGCATCGATGGTTGATGTTGATACATTAGGTGATTATTGGACTGCATCTACTGGAGATCCGTTAGGTGACTTAGAAAATGGAGCTAAATTTTTAAGAACTATTGGAAAATCAAATGGTGCAGTTTTAAACTGTGTAATGGGTGCAAAGGCATTAACTCAATTCTTAGCAAATACTAAAGTACAAACTGCTTTAGATAATAGAAGAATAAATCTAGGAACAATTAAATTAGAACAACGTAACTCGGTAGGTGCTTCGCCAATTGGTATGGTAACTGCTGGAAGTTGGGATATTATTATATGGACTTATCCAGAGTATTACGATGTTAGACAGTCTGACGGTTCTGTCTTGTCTGCTCCTTATGTTCCAGAAGATAAATTCATTTTATTACCAGAAGCTCCTAAATTTACAATGGCATTTGGTGCAGTTCCTCAATTGATTACAAACGGAAACGTACCACAAACAGACGCATATTTAATTAGAGAGTATTTAGATGATAGAAAAAAATCACATGAATACTTTGTTGAAAGTGCGGGTATTGCAATACCAACTGCAGTAGATCAAATCTATACAGCTAAAGTTGTTGCGTAATAATAAATAAACAATCTAAAAGCCTTGTATAAATCATACAAGGCTTTTTTTAAACCAAATACAACATGAAAAATTTTAAAGTACTTACTGATTCACTTTCTTGGATTAGAAAATCAACTAAAAAAAGAGGTGATATTGTAACCGAAAAAGATTATCCAGACTATAAAGAGTTAGTTAATCGAGGTTTTTTAGAGGAGGTTAAAGAGGTTAAAGAGGTTAAAAAAACAACTTCAAAACCAAAGGCATCAACTAAAGTAATTAAAGAAGATAAAGAAACTTCCTCTAAGTAGTTCCATGTTTATACTTAGTCTTAGTAGGGAGGTTTAAAAGCCTCCCTTTCTATTTAAAATAATTGAAATGAGCATACTAGACGCAGCCAAAAGAGATTTAGCACAGATACAAGCAAATGGAAATGATTATGCAGTAGATTGTTTATTTACTCCTTTAGTTGGTGAGGCTTTTACAATTAAAGTGATTCACACAAAGCATCGTTTAGGAGTTGATACTGATGGTGTTCCTGTAAATGCAAAAACGGCTAGTATATCTTTTTCAGAATCAAATTTACCCGATGGCGTTTCGATAAGAAATGACAATGACGAGGTTAGAATGATTAATTGGAAAGTTGATGTTATTGATAGTTCTGGACTTGTAGCAAAGTATATTATTCGGGAGCATTTTCCCGATGAAATGTTAGGAACAATTGTTTGTATTTTAGGAGATTTTGAATAAGTAAAATGGCAGTATTAGCATCTTTTCCGACACAAAATTTTGAACTTATCCGAGATAGGATAGGCGAAATATTAACCGATGAGTTAACTAATCAATCTATTGATTCAGTTGTATATAGAGAGCGAGTAACACCATTTGACAAAACAGATTTAGAGTGTTTAAATGTATCTTTAGCACAAGGTGACTACACATCGAAAACACAAATTGATACAGACGGGGAATATCAGTATAATATTGACATTTATGTTAGTAAAAAAACAACCGAAACAGACGCAGCGGACAAATTAGCTAATCATAGACTGCAAAAGTTAATCGGTATTGTATGCTATATTTTACGGGCTTCACAATATAGAACCTTATTATTTGCAAATCCTTTGATTAGTCATACAATGGTAACTAATTTCAGAATTGCGGACACCGTTAACCAGGACGCAACTACTACTGTTATGGCTAGAGTTCAGTTTAATGTTAATTGTACTGAGGGTTCTGGATTATCTGATACAATTGAATTAGATAAAAATACTACAACTGTAAAACTTCACGAAACCGATAAAGGTTATATTTGGATCAAGCCATGAGCGAAAAACTAACACACCTTTTAACAACAATTCTAACCTCTTTTTTAGTTGTAGTTGGGAATATATCACTATTCTCAATATTACTAATTATAACGGTTGTAACAGATGTAATTTACTGCTTAGTAGTTAGTTTTAGGAATAACGGTATAAAAGGCTTAAAATACAGTAAATTACTAGATAGTGGTATTAATTTATTTTTGTATTTATTAGTTATCTTAATTATGGGAATACTTGATTATACTATTTTAGATAATAATCCTTTAAAGATTGAGTTTATCGCGACTAAAATAGTTACTTTAATATTTCTATCAATTGAATTAAAGCATATCGAAAAAACCCATTTACAAGCAGGAGGTAAAAGGTTTAAAGTATATTTCAGTCAGTTAGTTAAATTCTTTAATTTTGTAAAAAAATCTATAAAAGATGAAAATAATTAAAAATATAATAGGAGCTTTAAATGTTCCAAAGGTAATTACTGCTATAAAGGGCGGTGATGTAAAGACTAAGACTAAAGGCGTTACTTTACTTGCAGGTGGTGGACTTGCTTTGTTTAGCGAGGGCGTTGTATTAATTACTGATGGAGTGACTTTAAAAGATACTTATTCAATAGTAGGAGGTGTAATTATGATATTAGTAGCAATTTTCTTTATGGAGAGAATGGGCGACAAAATAAGTAAAATTGATAGTGATGCAGATAACGAATAATTTTTGGATAATAGAGTTTTTAAGGGGTTCTAATATGCCTAAAGAGGCTATTGCAATGAATAGCATTGAAAAGCTAACACCAGAGCAATTAATTGGAATTGGTGTTGTCGCTCATCAAATGCAAATCATTAGAGATGCAACTAAAAAAGAGTTTGGAAGTGACTTTGGAGGTTTTGTTATTACTGCTGGAGTTCGTCAATTAGAATGGGAATTAAAACAAGGTAGAAGTGGTAGGAGTCAACACGTTAACGGTTGGGCGGTTGATTTTCAGCCAATATGTGAAGAGGAAAAATATATGTTGATATTTAACTGGATATTTAACAGGTTCGAGCCTACTCATAAAGGTGGATTTGCTAAAAAAGAACCTGATTTAAAGCAAGGTAAAAAAGGATTTATACATATAGATATGAGGTTAACGGGGAAAGCTAGGTGGAGTTATTGATTCTCTATCCTTTTTAAATTATTATAATTATTTACAACTGTTAAAAACTCAATTACTACGGG